ACACTTCTGTCGCGTATATGACGACTGCGGCCATGTAGATAACACCCTTGAGGAAGCCGCTGATCAAGTAGCAGACGCCTATCAAAGGGAGTATGACTGGTATCTTACGATGGAAGAAGAATACAAGGATGATTACAGTAACGATCATGTAGATAAGCTTCTCGAACAGCGCGATGCTTGGAGGAATCGGACACACGAGAGCTATCTATTCTATAAAAACGATTGACATCTCTACATATACACCGTATACTGTTCCTCTAAGGAGATATACCATGAAAGACTTTCTAGGAAAACAGCTCGACGTTGGTGATGAAGTGGTTCTAACGGCGCCACAGTATCGACATCTAGTAAAGGCAAAGGTAGTTGCATTCACACCTAAAAAGGTTCGAGTCGAGTATAGTAATACTTGGACCTACGGTTCTCAAGGCCTATTAGAAGAGTACCTGAGTGAACCTAACTTTTTGGTTCTCAATAAGAAATTTAGTCAAGAATAGATATGAAACTGTTTAGATTAATGTTAAGCTCTCCGATCTCGAGGATAAATAAAAGAAAACGGAGGCGACCTTAATGACTTTATTATCAAAATATTTCCAACGAATTGGAATTGCATTATCCGTTTTATTTAACGTATTACTCGGTGGCTATAGTAACCAGAGTTTTAGCGCAAGAAATTATGCATGGAAGAGAGCGAACAAACCAAACCTCGTTTGGTTGATTGATACTATCTTTTGGTTAGATCAAAATCATTGCATGCACTGCTGGTTGTATTGGTATACACGAAAGAATAGGAGATTAATAAATGATAACGATATACGGTCATGATAGATGCGGTTGGTGTAAAAAGGCTAAGGACGTAGCTATTATGTACAGTCTTCCATACGAGTGGAAGAATACTGATATACATGAAAACATAAACGAACTCAAGATGCGACTCCCCGATGTAAAGTCAGTACCACAGATATGGTGGGATCATAGATTCATCGGCGGCTACTCGGAGCTAGTATCTGAAATTGAAAATACGATAGGTGGTCACGGTGAACAAAAATTCTAACAAACTGATTGACATCTTCAACACTAAGAAGTATAGTGTAGGTATTGAGTCAGACTGCTCGTACGAACACAAACTGGTTGAGATAATGATCGATGAGGACTGTACCCTCTCCGCCGCGCTAGAGATAGACTTCGACCAAAACATGGTGGATAAGGAATCAGTGATAGGTATGGTAGACTACCTCGAAGAGATGCTGATCGACCTAAACAAGGTAGAACTATTGATGAATATCTATACCAGGCGAGCACCTGATATGTACCTAACGCCTCTATAACTCCTGCAACTATATGATGTGAATGTGATATGAAGAATAAGCGTAGATCGCTAATCGAAGCCGAGCGTCGCATGGAAGAACTGCTCATCCGTGTAGGCTATACCGGTAAGAACAAGGGAAGGTCCGTAAATGAGATTCCAAACTACCGAGTAGAGAGTAACCTCCCAAAAACATCAGATACGATCCCCGGAAACACCCCTAAGAAGTTCCAGAATACATATTCTGGAAACGAAATTCTAGGCATCGCAGTCATGCATAAATCAAACCTCGTTCCCATTCGTCGCGACAACAAAGAAGCTGCAGTTGAATCTGCACAGATGAGGAGAAACTAAATGACGAAAGACGGTAATGTTAAGTATCCTATCATCGTTGAGAGCCACATCTATCAATACGACGAAGGCGTCTTTGTTTGGTTCGATGAGACCGGTGGCGTTGGTGACGCGGCAAACTACCTCGAAGAAGCAAGGGATCAAATGAAAAGATATTCAGAGAGTATGTAGGTAGTGATAAATACCTCTACAAATAATGTAGAGGTGTCCTATGAATATTGCCGGAATCGACTATAGTTTAACCAGCCCATCCATATGTGTTCATAAAGGTACAGAATGGTCGTTTGAAAACTGCACGTTTCACTACCTATCACATAAAAAGACGTGTATAGCTGTGATTGGTTCATTTCTTGGAGAACTCTACGAGAAGTATGACAGCGACTCTCACAGGTATGACAACCTATCACAGTGGTCGAACAGAATCATTGCAAAGAACGAGGTGACACACTGCTACATCGAGGGATACGCGTTCAACGCGGTTGGAAGAGTATTTCAGATCGCAGAGAATACGGGTCTACTTAAATATAACCTATGGAAATCTGGTACTCCATTCCAGGTGTTTCCACCGTCAGAGATCAAAAAATTTGCCACTCTCAAGGGCAACTCGAATAAGGAAAGGATGCATCAGGCGTTCGTAGAGGAAACCGGCATCGATATACGAAAGACACTAGACATAACGAACGAGAACGTATGGAACCCGATATCGGACATCGTAGATGCCTACTACATAGCCAAGCTAGGCTTTTACAAAAATAATGGTTGACATTTCGTGTTTATGAGTATATATTATTCTAATAGGAACCTGAAGGAGACGATACAATGTACATTTCACGTAAGAGCGTAATCTCAGATGTAAGCCACACTCGTTACATTCCGGTCAATCCTGACGACTATCTTGCATGGAAGGCCGGCGTAGCTAGCGTACAAGAACTTATGCCGTATCTTAACGACTGCGATCGCGAGTTCATCCTTTCAGGCATCACACCTGAAGAATGGGACAGCGCATTCTCAGATCTATATGAGGACGTAGATTGATAGTAATTTTTAACGGACCTCCAGGCGCAGGCAAGGACGAGGCCTGTCTGTTCTTTGGTCAACTCGGCTATAAGCATCTCTCCTTTAAGGATGAACTGTTTAAGGAAACGTTCAAGTACTTCGATGTCTCAGCAGAGTGGTTCATGAACGACTACAACAATCGTTCCGTAAAGGAGATGCCTGTAGAGGAATTGAAGATAGATGGTGTTCCTGTAAGTCGTAGGGATGCCATGATATATGTTTCAGAGAAGTATGTAAAGCCAAAGTTTGGAAGCGACTACTTTGGAAAGCAACTCTCGAACAGTATAGATTATAACGGCAACTTTTCCGTGAGTGACGGTGGGTTTATAGAGGAACTCGTACCAATTATAAATAAGGTTGGAACAGATAATATAGTTTTGGTCCAACTCACTCGCGAAGGGTGCGATTTTTCTTCCGACTCCAGAAGATACTTCAATGGAAATCTTGTGAAAGAATTTGTGTTAGATAGGACGACTCAAATATCCAATGAACACGTATTAGCTAAGAAAATTCCTATTCGTACCTACCGCGTCCATAACAACGGAACCATAAAAGAGTTCCATATGGCGTTGAATTCAATTCACGAAAAGGAAAGTAATGTCAAAGAAAACAAAGCAAAGGGTAACGCCTACTAAGATCCTGTATGAAAACCCGTACGACTTGGAAAATGTTTTCGAATCATTAAGTATTGCAAGTAAGCACGATAAAGAACTTCTATATATGGATAGATTTATTGCAACATTAAGATTAGATCCGCACGGCGATATCATCAACATCAACTACAATATACTAAGAGATCTTGAAATTTTAAAATTAAAAAGAGAATGAAGGAGCGAATATACTATGGCTAAAGGAAAAAGTTCTAGCGGCAATGCATACTCTTCAAAGGGAGAGCGTTCGAATGTATCCAGTAAAGTACTTTCCGTTATGCGGAAGGAAAAGTATGAAGGCGATAAGATGCTGGATCGTCAACGCGCATGGGCTAAGGGTCAGAACCCCTGGATGACCATTGAGAATCCTAACAAGAACGAAACGAACAAGCGGTTCATTCGCGTTAAGATGAATGATACCAGTCTCGGACATCCAAAGGAACGCCAGAAGAAACTATTCCAGATGCCAGGAGCCTGATACATCATGACTCTTGATAAGGATCAGATGATGCTAAGCCTTCGCGAAGGTAAGTGCGTCGTAACGTTTGAAAAGGTAAACGGCGAGATTCGTAAGATGCTGTGTACTTTAAATAGTACACTCATTCCACAGGAAGAAACTGAGGTCGGTGAGAAGCGAACCAAGGTTGCAAATCCAGACATCGCTCCGGTATATGATATCGAGTCAGACGGCTGGCGCTCGTTCAGATGGAATTCCGTAAAGGAATTCCATGTATCTACCGTATAAATATAAACGATATGGTTGACATTCTTGTAAGAGCAGTATACCATGAACTTATGTATTAATTATGGATAAAATGAATGATCTTAGTAGACTATAATCAGGTTATGCTTGCCTCTCTCTTTATGAGCATTGGCAACCATACAAACATCGACGTGGATGAAAATCTTATTCGTCACATGTTTCTAAACTCCCTACGATCGAATCGTAAGAAGTTCAAGGATGAGTTCGGTGAAATCGTCATCTGCGCCGATGGTAAGAATTCTTGGCGTAAGGCTGGCTTTCCATACTATAAGGCAGGTCGGCGTAAATCGAGGGAAGAGTCGGAACTCGACTGGACAGAGTTATTCCGTATCATCAACCTGATCCGTGAAGAGATGGATGAATTCTTTCCGTATAAGGTTCTGCACTTCGATCAGTGCGAGGCCGATGACATCATCGGTACGATCTGTCATGCGAAGGGTGTACCTATGAACAATGGATCCGAGAACATCCTTGTACTCTCCGGTGACAAGGACTATATTCAGCTGCACAAGTACGCTAACGTAAAGCAGTATAATCCAGTTCAGAAGAAATGGATCCAAAACAACAATCCAGATAAATACCTTGAGGAACACATCATTCGAGGCGACTCGAGTGACGGTGTTCCTAACATCCTTTCTGCCGATAACAGCATCGTTGTTGGTGAGAGACAGAAGGCAATGACTACCAAACGACTTGAGGACCTGATCAAGGGTCCAGACTTTATGGATGAGACTACGAAGAATCGATACTACAGGAATAAGACCCTCATTGATCTAGGTGAAGTACCCGAAAATTTCAAGGAACAGATTACTGAAGAGTTCGAAAAAGAAAAGACCGTTGGAAGATCCGGACTCTTCCAATACTTTGTTAAATATAAACTAAAGAACCTTCTCACAGATATACAGGATTTTTGATGAAACTTTCAATTTCAGAAATTGTTAATAGAGCCACAGAATTAAAGACTGAAAAGGAAAAGATCGAGTGGCTTCAACAAAATAATAATACTCCACTCAGGATGATTCTAAAGTACATATACGATCCTAACATAGAATTTCTTGTACCTAATACCGCTCCTCCATGGAAGAAGAACGCGTACGTAGGTGTAGAGGGTATGCTATATACAGAGGCTCGACGACTGAAGATCTTTATCAGGGGCGGTGGCTACGACGACTTGAATCAAGTAAAGCGCGAGCAGCTCTTCATCTCGTTGTTGGAAGACATCGATAACGAAGATGCAGAGCTACTCTGTAAAATGATCACAAAGAAGCCTTTGAAGGGCCTTACGAAGGGCGTAGTAAAGGCATCCTTTCCAGAAGATTACGAATAAGCTGTTGACATCGCAAACGAACAATGTTATTATATAACTATAGACAAAAGAGGAATCAAGCCAAATGACTAAGACCTTCAAGAAGTTCCGTGAATCATGGGACGATGATTGGAGTGACGACGACGATCGTCGCAGTAAAGATCAAAAGATGCGCGACCGTCGCGACAAACGCAGAAAAAAGACCAGCGAGAAGCTATCACGGTTTGATGAATCTGACGAAGAATAATACTCTTACTTGAACAAGGACTATACTATGACTAAGCTCTATCTCGACCTCGATGGTGTGATGGCTGACTTTGATACGTTCTTCGTCTCTGAATTTGGCGTTGCAAGCGATAAACTCGACGATCCAACTCTATGGAAGTGGATTAACGGCCACGGTAGTTTCTTTAGGAATCTTCCACTGTGTGAAGGCGCAATCGAATTCTTTGAAGCTGTGAAGCACCTGAATCCTACCATTCTAACGGCCTGTCCAAAAACAAACTATACGGTCGCTGCAACGCAGAAGCGTCAGTGGGTCTATGAGCACCTGTCTCAGGATGTTACTGTGATCCCGATGCTAGGCGGCAAGAACAAGGCGATGTTTATGCACTCGCCCGGTGATGTATTGATCGATGACTTTGAAAAGAACTGTATCCCATGGCGGGAACACGGTGGCGTTGCAATCCAGCATAAGGACTTTGCGACAACTTGGACCGCGCTGAAACCTATCTTTAACTTGGAATAAACTATGTATGATAATGTGATTGTTACTGACTAATTACTACCATTTACATTTTTCTCCATGAATTCCATGCCATTTAGAAATGTTTGCTTTTTGCCCTTCTCTGCTACATTTTGGGCATTTAAACATAGCTGAAAAACCAGGATTATTTTTAGTAGCAGATATAGACATTAAAATCTTGGTTTTTTCAGACTTTTTTCTCTCTTCAAAAGTTAAATTTGACCAGTATTTTCTAAGACCAATAGCAGATTTTTCTACATGTTCTATAGATAGTTTTTTACCTGTTTTTGAATTTGATATTTTCTTTGCGCGCTTAGGACACTTGTTTATTCTAGAAATTATTTCGGGTGAAATAATAAACCCTTTTGATCTATTTTTATTTAAAAAATCTTCTCTTAGCCATAATTTAAGTCGAACAATTACCTTATCTTCCCATTCTATAGCTTCAGAAGCTTTTATAAATGTTTTTCGTATTTGAATGATATCTGGCTCACCATATGTTTCTCTGAATTTTTTAACATACTTAGAAGAAGTAAAATATTTTGACCATAAATCTGTTGGATTGCAATTTTTAGCATAGCGAACACCGTAATAAAATTTATTGTGTTCTGACCATCCAATGAGATAAGTGTAAGGTATATAAATATCCATGCGCTGGAGCTCCTTGTATTAGGTGACTAGTTCTAGAGTTAGTGGGTATTTGCAGTGCCGCGACTAACAATACTATTTATAATATGAGGATTTTAAACTAATGTATGATAATGTGATCGTCACAGATTATGATGGGTGTTGTGCATACTGGGAACACGGGTTCCACATGTGGATGGTTGCGAAGGGCTATAAGGAACAGACTAAAGGTTCATACGAGATCGAGGATAAGTATGGGATCTCTACGGATGAGTCGGCCATGCTCGTTACCTCGTTCAATGAGAGCGCTGCCCTAAAGCATCTACCTCCGATTAAGGATGCCATCAAGTACATTCGTAAGCTTCATGAGGAATATGGATACGTCTTTCACTGCATCTCTGCCATTCATAATACGCAGGATATGTACGATGCGAGGATGGAGAACATTCATAACCTCTTTGGTAAGACGGCGTTCGAACGTCTCATACTGTGTGGTCCCTCAAAGAACAAGAAAGAACTATTAAGGGAGTATGAAGGTACCGAATGCTTCTGGATCGAGGACGTACCAGAGAATCTAGAATATGGTCTAGAGTACGGTATGCGTGGCCTTCTTATGGATAGACACTATAACAAGGATTACCTGCCGCGTTCGCCGTACTCATACCGCGTAAATAACTGGAGAGAAATTTATTCACATATCACTGGAGAATAAGATCTCCTGAGGTATAAATAAAAATGTAGGTCATAAACAATGAAGTTTTGAATAGGACGGTCTACAACAGGACCGTCCTTTTTTTATAGGAGAATGAATGCCACTCTATTCGATGCGCAACAACACAACTCAGGAAGAGTTTGAAGTTTCTTTGAAGTACTCAGAGCTTGAGCAGTACCTAACAGACAATACAGATATTCAGCAGATATTCAATAAGTTTCCGGGGTTCGGTGATCCGGTTCGTCTAGGCTTAAGGAAGCCAGACGATGGTTTTCGTGATGTTCTAAGAAACGTACAGCACCATCATAAGAAGGATAGTATCAATACGTTTTAACTACTCTTTAGCACAATAGGAGTCCACATGTCAATTAGAAAACGTCTAACAAAAACAAAAAGAATTCAAGTTAGTAGAGACACTGATCATCTGGTAGATACAAAGTTTGTGATGAAACGAATTGACCCTATAACAGATACTCAGGAAGATCTTTTTGAATCCTATCAAGAAGGTAAGAATATATTAGCAGTTGGTTCAGCTGGAACAGGCAAAACATATATCTCACTCTATCTCGCGATAAAAGACGTTATGGCCAAAAAAGAATATAAAGAAATTATTATAATTAGATCATCGGTGCAATCAAGAGAACAAGGACACATGCCAGGCGATGCCAAAGAGAAGATGGCGCATTTTGAAGCACCATATTCTGATATTGTAAACGATCTTTTCCAACGTAGTGATGCATATCAAACTCTTAAACAAAAGTCAACGATACGATTCATGAGTACTTCATTCATTCGTGGTTTGACTTTTGATCAAGCGATTATTATTGTGGACGAGTGCCAAAATATGAGATGGGACGAACTTAGAACTATTATGACTCGTGTTGGCGAGGGATCAAGAATTATCCTATGCGGCGATACGAAGCAGGACGATCTCAACTGTTCGAAGAATAGACTCGATGTGTCAGGACTCAGATACTTCAAGAGAGTTGTTGATAAGATGAGTTCCGAAAGCTTTGAAACAATTGAATTTACAGTCAACGATATTGTAAGATCAGGCCTTGTGAAAGAGTTTATTATAGCCGAAGAACAGTTAGAACTTATGTAAATTAAATGGCGATTAGTTACAGTATATCCAATACAATAAATTATGATCCCGTAGGCATTGGAACCGTAGATCCGTTAACTACGTTTCCTGCAATCTATGGGAATGGCAGTTTCGGATATACTGTAACCTTTTCAACTGACACCGGCGATCAAATTACAGACGTATCGGTCTTATCAAGTCCTACATATACCAATGAAGCTATACTATCAGCAAACAGCGTAAGAATTACGAGGGATATTACTCAAACTATATATCCAAACGAATACTATAGTTTTGCTGAGTTCGATCCTAACTTTTCAAAGACCATCGTAGTTCTCCCGCCTGGGGAAGCCAATCAGGCAGGTTTAGATGGATCGGTATTTAAGTGGGACATGCCACCGCAAAAGGTCGTGAGTGGTTCATACTCCTTTAGAATATCCTCTATAAATACCACTATCGTACCAAACGTAACGACTGCCGTTACTCAAACGTATACGCAGGAACTTGTATGGTCGCTAATACCAGGTACACAGGCGTTGTTAGAACTAGTGAGTAGGAGTAAATATTAATGCCAGCAGTTGCAGTTTGTGGTGTAGACAGTATATCCACCGGTCATCCATGCGATGGATCAGCATTGATTCAAGGAAGTCTCCAGTCTAAGGTTACGATAGGTGGTGATCCAATTGCCGTAATCGGTGATGCGATCGCGATTCATACACTTTTGATTTCAGGTGAATGCAGACCTCATGGAGCAGTAGTTAATGCAGGTTCATCTAAAGTTTCAATAGCAGGTCTTGCAGTAGCCAGAATCGGTGACTCGGCAGACATGGGCGCTATTATATCCGGATCCTCGAACGTATTCGTTGGCGGTTGATAATGAAGACACTCAAGGAATTTATGGCGAAGAGGAAGTACGTCGCGATCATGTACGACGACGAGACCCAACAGAAATTAAGAGCATGGGCAGTAAAGAACGGATTCGATCTTACCACTAACTATAGCGGTGATGAGCAGAAGCCTGAGGACTTCGACTTTCATACAACCATCTTCTATACTACGAACGAGGTAAACCTTCGCAACAAGGATATGAAGGTAGATCCCAGCGACGTAACCATTGAGGGAATAAAGTTTCTTGGTGACAACGAAGATATTCCTGTACTTAAGCTGTCCTACGCTGGAGAATTAAAGAATATTCGTAAGGAATATGAGGATCTTGGTCTGAAGGATCAATGGCCTTCCTATCAGCCACACATCTCCCTTTCGTACGCAAAGGAAAAGAGAGACGTCAGTGGAATGGAACTACCAGACTTCAAGCCGAAGTTTAACAAGATGGTGATAAAAGATATAGAGGATTAGTTATGTTTAACCATATGATGTGCGTTGATCTACCAGAGATGAACGCAGTGATGACAGATACCGGTAGATACTATACGACTCCGGAAGGCAATATGTATCCCTCGATCACGACTATTCTTGGAGCCGGCTCTGATAACTCCTGGAAGGATGCCTGGATCGCTCGGGTTGGTCAGGAAGAGGCTGATCGAGTATCTAAGAAGGCTACCAACAGAGGTACTGCAGTACACGAACTGGTGGAGAAGTACCTCAGGAACGATCCCGTCTATACGAAGGGACACATGCCTGCAAACATCCTGAGCTTTAAGAACATAAAGCCGTTCCTCGATGAGCATCTTGGAATGATAGCCGGTCTCGAGATACCGCTATATTCCGATAAGCTAAGGGTTGCAGGCAGGGTAGACTGTATCGCCGAGTGGGACGGTGTATGGTCCATCGTCGACTTCAAGACGAGTAAGAAGGAAAAAACCCGCGACGACATTCA